TCACATGCCGACCCACGGGAAGACCAGCGCCACGGCCCGCGTGTTTTCGTCCAGATCGAAGGCCGGTGGCACCACGAAATATCCAGGGGCGACGAACATGAACTTGTCCGGCGCGTCGCCAGGTCCGTGGATGGCCTCGATGCTCAACGTGACCTCGCCCGCCTGCACGATGCCATCGGTGATCCAGTTGCCAGAGGTCAGGCGGTTCCAGCACGTCACCTCGGCAACGTGCGCCTGCCCCGCGACCGGCTTGATTGCGCAGCCCGTGCCGCCCCAATCCACGCTGTCCTGAGCCATCACCGGCATGGCCGCAAGACCGATCAGCATGGCCAAGGCAAAGATCAGCAGTGCGCCCAGCAAATGCCTTACCATTGCAGGGCAGCCTCCAGCTGGGCAAGATGCGCCAGACAGGCAGCGCGCGCCTCTTGCTGGGTCCCGTCGGCCAGACGGTCAGCGCAGGCGGCGGCCTGGGCCTTCAGCCGGTCGGTCGCCGTGCCTGGCTGCGAAGTCACGCAGCCGCTCAATGCGCTCAGCGTCAGTAGCGCCAATGCCAAGGTCCGCATGGTTCATCCTTTCATGTGCTTCGCGGTCGGCCTTCGCGGCCTTTGCCGCAGCCTCGGAACGGGCCTCCCGTGCGCCCTCTCGCTTCTTGATGGCCCCGAATGTCAGAACGCCCGCCACGGCCACCAGCGCGCCGCCGAGGGCCCGTGCGATGGGGTTTGCCGTCAGGACGCGCCAGAGGGTGGCAATCATTTCCGCCCCCATCCGCGCCAGACCGCGATGGCGGCCAGCACGTTGCCGAACGTGGTGCCAGCCGTCATCACGAATTCGCGCACATTGAACGGATGGATGTCCAGAACCCAGGTCTCCGGGTCCCACGTCGCATAACCGGACAGCGCCAGGACGCCGCAGCCGATCCCGATAAGGTAGTAGAAGCCTCTGACTTTGGTCAGGTCCATGTCCGTCTCCTAGTTGAACAGGTTGAGCAGCCATTGCCAGGCGGCATAGGCGCCACCGGCAACGGCCATGAGGATCATCAGCACCGGTCCGTTGACCGGGCCGCGTTGCGTCGGCCTCGGGGCCGGAATGTCGGTCCGCTTGCCGGGGATGACGGGGGGCGCCGCGCCTTCGGGTTGCGGCCCCGTGATCTTCAAGCCAAGCAGCGCCTGATGCAGCGCCGCCCGAGTCCTGGGGCCGCTGATCCCGTCCACCACAAGACCTGCATGCTGCTGGAAGGCGCGGATGCTGGCGAAGCCCAACAGCTTCAGCGCCTGATCGTCATACCATCGCAGCCGGTCGGCATAGCCGTTCAGGCCACCGTTCACCAGCCGAGTCACCATCTCGATATTGCCTTCGCGGCAATAGCGGATCAGCTGGGGCCGGGCCTGCAGGAAATACCAGATTGCCCCGATGCCCAGCCATTCGGGGCTTTCCAGCGCCTCGGGATTGGCCTCGAAGTCGAAACCGGCCCACCCGGACAGCGCCCTGTAGTGGCCACGGCCGGTGATCTGGATCACGTCGCGGCCCATGAACCGCTTGCCGTCGCCGGGCTGCGTGTTCCCAAGGTCCTTGCGGCCCTCATAACGCGCCTGCGCCTTGGTCGGCCCCCAGATTTCGCGGACATATCGCAGCCCGCCGCTTTCGTGCATGACCTGCGCCATGAACTGGGCAAATACGGCTGGCTCATTGATCGGCCCGCCATAGTCGCGGACACGCTCAAGCAGCGCCTTGCGGCGTGCGTCTATGACGTTCATCGGGTTCTCCGTGGGTTTCAGGTATCCGACCGGCCTAGCGGCCCCTGCGGATCAGCTCGTCCTTGATCGACTGCGCGACGGTCAGCGCCTCTTTGGCCGTCGCCGCCGTCGCTTCGGTCGCCGCCCTGATCTTCTCGGCCTCGGTGACGGCGCGCTGGAAATATTGCAGGTTCTGCGAAAAGCTGCTGTTCATCTGGCCAAGCATCGCGTCAGCCGTTCCGTCGCGCCGCAGCGACAGGATCAGCGCGCCGATCTCCTTGCGATAGACGATCAAGACAAGCACGGTGATCGCCAGAACGGGCCCCCACTGTTCCAGCAGGTCGGCAAGGCGCTGCGACAGGACAACCTGCGCCTCAGGTGTCAGATCCATTTCAGTAGCGCCCCCCGCAGCGCAGTCACCGTGTCGTTGAAGGCGTTCAGCGCGCCGATGGCCATGCCCACCGCCACGACGCTGTAAGTGTAGCCTGCGCTGGTTCCTGTCCCCGCAGCGGCCAGCCCGCCGAAGAACCCGGCGAACAGCGCCATGCAGACCGCACGCAGAAGCGGCGACAGGATCCCGGCCCTGCCGTTCACACGGATTGCCAGCCCGTGCAGCAGCGACACCGTGACCAGAAACCGCGCCACCGCGAGGCCATTCTCGACCCCGGCCCAGTAGAGGCCAGCGCTGCCCCACATCGTTTTCAGATACAGCGAATGCAGGCCGAACCCGGCGGCATAAAGCGCGGCGACGATTTCGATGCGGCGGGTGCCGGGGTAGAGATAGCGACGGGTCATGTGCATCCTCATCCGTCCCTCAGGCGATGTCCTGGCCAACCGCGACGCGGATGAAGCCCACGTTCGGGAAGGTCTCGACCGCGCCGCCTTGATAAGTCACCTCGAACTCCGCGTCGTAGAACGCCACCGTGTCCACATCTGCGGGCTGCCAGTCGTAGCGCACCGTGGGCGTGCCGGTCGGCGTCACCACGACAGCCGTAGCGCGATTGATCTTCACCGATCCGCTATCCCTGCTTTTCATGCTGAAACGCACCGTGGCCCCGGTCAGGTCAACGGAGACGGGGAGAAGCGCATAGACCAGCGACGGCGATGTATCACCGCGCTTGAGATAGAACGTTTCGTGCATTTTACTCCTCTATCGTTCCGCCATTCTGGCCTTGAACAAGACGCCCGCCGCGTCTGGCATTATCCAATCCACCGCCGTTCGGCCGCACCATGATGCCGATGCGATCCGATGGCGCGAAAGTCCCGCTGGTCCTGCTGTCGCTAGGATGGGCAAACCGCCCCGGCAGCCCGCCCGCGCTTACGATGGCGGCCCAGAACACATCAGGGTCGGAAAATATAGCAGACGCCAGCGTCACCGGGCCTGGGTCTACCCTCGCCGGTCCGAACGCGCCTGCATTGACCAGCAGGTTGGGCGCCAGTGCCTGCGCCGCGCCGCCAAGACTGACGATTGCCGCCCCGAATGCGTCAGCATCCGAGTATAGCGCGGCTGTCAATGTCACCGGCCCCGGTGAAACTGTGGCGGCTCCAAAACCGTCGCCGTCTGTGTAGGCCCCTGGGGCCATGGTTACAGCGCCCGGCATTACGACAGCGGAACCGAACGTGTCACCGTCCACTAACAGGCTGGCGGTCAGCGTCTGCGAACCGCCGCCTAGGCTGATGGTGGCCACGCCGAAGCTGCCGACGTCGCTGTAGATGGCCGGAGCCAGAGTGACCGAGCCAGGCGCCACTGTTGCTGACCAGAACGTGTCAGCATCTGCGGCAAGCGGCAGGGAGATGCTGACCGCACCCGGCGCCAACATCGCCGATGGGAATGTGTCTCCATCTGTCAGAAATGACGGGGCCAAGGTAACGGCGCCCGCACCGACTGTCGCCGACGCGAAGGTATCTCCATCAATGAACAGGGATGGCAAGAGGGACTGCGCGCCACCGCCCGCCGCGTAGGGCACGAAGATGATGACCGTGCCATCACCGCCCTTGCCGCTGACGAGCCTAGTTGACCCGTTGTTGATGGCCCCGCTGCCACCGCCACCGCCGAGGCCGTCCGTCCCCGCCGTCGGGTTGGGGTCGGCATAGTTTGCACCGCGACCCCCGCCGCCCGAGCCGCCCGTCCCGATGGTGGTATTGGACCCCGAGCCGCCACCGCCGCCGTAGGTGACCGACGCGCCCGTGATCGAAGATGCGACGCCGGGACCGCCGTTGATGCCTGACCCCGAACCACCCGCCCCGCTACCACCGAGACCGGAGACGCCGGAATAGGGTGAGGCCCCGCCCGCACCGCCTGTTGCAGCGGATGGTGCGTTCGTGCCCGTGATCGACGAGTTGCCGCCCGGGTCTCCGGCGCTCCCGTCCGATTTGCTTGCGCCACCCAGCCCGACGGTGACCGTGTAGGCAGACGCCGTCGCGGTGAATTTGCTGGTGGTCAGGCCCCCGACTATCGTTCCGGCGCTACCACCGTTTGCGGCGAAGCCGAAGCTGGTGGAACCGCCACTGCCCCCGCCGGGAACGATCAGATAGTAGATCGTCGCCCCGGCGACAGGCGTGAACGTCCCGCCCCCAGTCCCCCACTTGAACACCTGTCCCAAGACGCCGTCATAGGTGACGTTCTCGGTGATCGTCGGCGCGCCGGTGTAGGACGTGATCTGGCTGGACCCACCTCCCCCGCCGGGCGGCGCGCCGAAAAACCCGTCGCGCAGTATTTCTCCAGCCGCGTCCGGTAGCAGCCAGCGCGCATCGCCGCCTGTAAAGGGGGCAAATGCGCGGAACGGTTTAGCCATGAACAATCTTGCCGGTTGCCCGGACAATGCCCGTGCTGGTAGTGGTTGCTATCTGGACACCAAACAGGCAGGCCGAGTTCGGAATCTCCGGCAGTCCAAGTCCCGCCCAGTCAGCGGTGAAACGCGCGTTCGCCACCGGCTTGTAGAACGCAGCACGATAGCGGGTCGCCGTCACACCGAAGCTGCCCGCCGTGCCGGTGGTGGCAGACAAGGTGACAGAGTTCACAGCCCGGATGAACTTGCCAGCGTCAGCCGCCTGGATGAAGCCGTTCAGCGGCTGCATGAACGAAGCACGACGTGTCGCAGCCAGCGATACGGCACTCAGGTTGCCGCTGGTGCCGTCATCGAACGTGACGTTGACCGTTGCGGTGACAGCGGTCGTGCCGGTGTCGGAATACCACTCCAGCCACCAGGTGACGTTGGAAAAATCGGTCGCCCCGCGACGCGCCACCACGTTGTTGGCAGTCAGGGTGTTCAGGTCCACGCCTGCCGTCTGCGCGGTCGTCACTGTGCCCGACAGCCCCCCCATGTGGGCAAGGCGATCATGAATTTCCAGCGTCGTGCCAGCGTTCGTGCAAAGCCCCTCGAGGCTCGCCAGATAGGAGGTGGCCGGAGCCGTCTGTTGCGTGAAACCTATGGCCCCGGTGGTCGTGTGATCCGGGACCGCCACCGCCCCTGGAATCGCACCCTGGCCAGGCTGGCCTGTTGCACGCCAAAGGCTGTGAAACTGACCAGCGGCGGCGTTGGCTATCGACGCCTTGTCGATGATCAGGCGCGATGAGTTGTTCCCCATGGCGTTGACGAGCTGGTCAATCGTGCCGATCGTCATGCGTTCACCTCAATGTATCACTGTATCCAGCCCGCGCCCATCAGATGGTGAAAATGCCGGAAGCGTTCCATGTCACGTTGATATCCCCACCGTTCGGGGTGACCGGAAGCCCGGTGACGCTTGTATCGATGTAGGCCACCAGTCGTGAGGTGCCCGCAACGCCCGTATCGATGTAGATGACCAGCGCCTCGACAGTTGGGCCAGTGACGGACGGGAAAACACTGTCCGCCGCGTCGAATGTGCCGTTTGTGAACGTTTTGGACGTCAGCGTCTGATCCGTTCCGACCCGGCCCGACAGCGATGACAGAAACTCATGCGCGGCGCTGTAGGTATAGGTCCCGGTGTCCACCAGCGCTACCCTTACGGTGCCGGAAGACATGTTGGTATTGGCGCCTCCGCTCAGCAGGGCTTCCTTGTATTTCGGGTATATTGCATTGGCCATTAGTCATGCTCCGTTCTTCACTCCCCACCCCCCGGGGGGCGGTGATGTTCTCTGTGTTCTCTGGACAGGCGGGTCAGATCATCAGCGCATCAGATCCACACCCGCACTTCGCCGCGGGCGCCAGCAGCGTTCCATCCGCCGCCGCCTCCGGGAGCAGTTCCGGCAGCACCTGATGCACCGCCGTTTCCGCCACGCAAGGACAGGCCGCCTGAACTGCCAGTATATCCAGCGCCGCCGCCGCCGCCGTACACTGCAGCACCGGGGGCGACAGTGTTCAAATATCCGCCGCCGCCACCGCCCCAGATCGACAAGGCGTCGGCGTCGCGGTTTGTCGAGGAACTTCCGGCGCCACGCCCACCGCCAATCTGACCACCAGCGACGCCGCTGGTGGATGTTGAGGCGTTGGAGCCTTGGCCCAGCTCTCCACCACCTCCGCCGCCGGACGAACCGTTAGTGTTTGAACCGGCCCCGCCGTTGTATGCGGTCAGTAGTGATCCGAAGGTAGTATTGCCGCCCCTCGAACTGACAGACCCCCCAGCCCCGATCGTGACGGCAACAGAGGACGGCAGATCGGCGACGCGCATCTCGCGGCGCGCGTAGCCGCCACCTCCACCGCCACCGGGGCCGGAACCTCCACCGCCACCGCCTCCCCAGGCCTCGATCACGACCATCGTGTCATCGTCCAGCCCGGACGGCTTGTTCCAGGTTCCGCTTGCCGTGAACTGCCAGAAATATCGCTGCGATCCGCCGCCAAGGCTTGTAAGCAGCGGGCTGAGGATGCGGAATGCCCCACCGATGTATTCCAGCAGGCTGCGCAGGCCCGATCCGACAGACCCGGCGGCAAGGGCGCCGCCAGAGGCGTCCAGCACCGAAACCGGCAATCCGCCGTTCAGCGCAAGGGTGACCCCGCCGGTGTTGGCTGCGGCCCAGGTGATCTCGAACTTCATGCCATCGACCAGGCCGCCGCCGTCCAGAGGCGGGTCCAGCGTGGCCGTCACCGCGTTCGCCGTGCCTGCCACCGATTTCAGCGGCAGGGCGGATGCGTCGAACAGCGTCTTCATCCGATCCGCATATTCCTCCAGCAGGGCGGCACCGGTCACGGGCGGGCTGGACAGTTCGCTAAACGTCGTTCTGCTTGCCATGTCTTCCTCAGGGGGTCAGGACCGGCACGATGCCGGGGGCTTCGTCGGCCATCACGATGGTCGCGGTCAGGTCGTTGCCGGGCTCGATGTCCTTCACGATCAGGCGGCGCACCTCTCGGGACAGCGGACCGATCGACACCAGCGTGCCGATGTCGATGCCAGTGGGCGAAATCGGGCTGGCGAAGGTCAGCGTGTCGGTTTCGCCGGTCGTGCCGCCCAGTGCATGCACGGTGATCGACCCGCCGCGCCGGATCATCGCGCCGGTCTTGGTGCCCAAGGTCAGCACGTCTGGCTCGGCAAGGATGTCGGCAGACCCGAGAACGTCGGTCGCGGCGGTCCGCACCGGGACTGCGCAGTCCAGTTTGATGGCCGTCACATTGCCCGACCCGTTAAACGTGATGTCGATGACGCGCCCCGATCCGCCATGGACTTCCAGCGCGTCATGCTGCACGCCGACCAGATCGCCACGGCGACAGATGATCGCCTCGGCCGGGGCTTCAAGGGTGTAGAACACCGACCGACGATCCAGCGTTTTCAGGTCGTAGTTTCCCCGCGCGATGACTTCGGTCTCTCTGACCAGACCCTCGAAAGTCACCTGTTCCAGACGCGCGGAATCGCTGGATACGCCGGGCCGGAACACGGTGATCTGGTGGTTGTCATAGTCGCGCGTTGCATCGCGGAAGTTGATCCGCAGGCCATCGGGCAACCGGGCAAAGGCCTTGGTCCACTGGAAATTCCGCGAGTTTCGCGGCGTGAATATCTGCACCGGAGAATCGGCGCTGCGGTCATAGTCGCGGATCACGCCCCAGATTTCCGAGTTGTAGGGCTTCGCATAGCCGCAGGCCGCGACGATCCGCAGCACGTCGTCCACAGTCGCGTCCTCGATCAGGGCGTTTACCTGATACCCCAGCGCGGCGCAGGCCGTCCGCCAGGCCACAAGGCCGGCATCGTCGATCACCGGCAGTGGCACCGGGTCCAGGTTCTGCCACCCGGCCAGCACGTCCCGGTAATGCGGCGCGGGATTCGACGTGACGGTCCAGTTTCGCCAGTCCGTGCCGTCCCAGTCCCTGACATAGCCGCCCGCAACGCAGCTGACCCGTTCCAGCGCCCGGTTGCGTGCCCGGATGGCCACAAGGGCCAGTCCGGACGACGGCACCGGGTGCGCGTTCCAGACGCTGACCGACCGCAGGATCACCACGCTGTCGCTGACGCCATTCCTGGTCTGGGCGATCACGGCAGGCGTCCCGGCATAGCTGAACAGGTCCCAGACCGTGCCGCTGACGGTGTAGGCCGAGGATGACCAGTTCGCGTTCAGGACCTGCTGGCCGCGAACGACCTCGATCTCGTAGCGGCCCTTCGGAAAATTGTCCGTGTCCAGGTAGATCGTCGCGGTATAGCGGTTCATGCCCAGATGTGCGACCCGCGTGGTGCCCAGGTTCGATGCCGTCATCCAGGCATCGCCGCTGCCGCCGTCGAAATACGGATCAGCTGCCCATGCGGGCTGCGCCGGCGACTGGGTCTGTGCCGGGGTGGCGATCCGCGCCTCGACCCAGCCTTCGGTCACGGCTGCGCCGGGGGAGGTGGACGCATCCTCGGCCCAGACCAGTCTGATCGTTGCCCGCAACTGGCGCGGCGTTGCCGCCATGAAGTGCAGCTCAGGCAGATTGCGCCAGGTCGAGGATCCGACCTGCCTGATCCGCAGCCGGATCGGAACGCGCAGGAAATCGCTGTCGCTGGCGTTCTTGTTGATGCCGCCCGGAAAGATGAGGTGCAGAAGATGCTCGTCAGGCCCGTCCCGCGTCGCCAGCGTCACGGGTTGCGGCAGGGCGGCGCTGAAATCGCCCGTGGGAGATTCCAGGGTGCGGCCGTCGCCAGCCGCCACCGCATGGGCGCGCAGTTCGGACTGTACGCTTTCCGTCCGCGTCTGACGCTCTACCAGTTCCAGCGGCAGGTCGCCTGGCCAGCCCTCGCGCACCTCGAAATCAACGTTCGTCAACCCCTCGATCGCGGCGGCACCGACCCTGATGTCGCTGATCTGATGTGGTCCGTTCAACACATAGATCGCCTCGACCACTTCGTCAGGGCCGTCGAAATAGGTGTACGGTTCGCAGGCCAGCGGCGGATAGACCTTCCGCTGCCCCAGGACGCGCGGGATCGGTCCGTTCGGCTCCAGCACGTTGCCCTCGGCGCTGGCGGCGCCAGGGTTGCTGACCGTCTTGCCCGTCGGGATAACCGGCGGCGGCACCAGCGCCGACAGCAGCAGGGACCCGATCAGGGAAACCCCGGCCGCGGCAAGCGTCGCTCCAACCGTCCCAGCCCCGAACAGCTTGGCCGAAAAGCCCAGCTTGGTGGCCAGACCGCCACCGGCGACGAAGCCGGTGATCGCAGTCAGCGCGATGCCGGCAACGATGGCCAGGATATTCTTGCCACCCTCCTTTCCGCCGCCGCCCATCGGCGGGGCATGGAATGTGATCTCGACCGGGCTTCCGTTGTGCCTTGCCTTGGGCCGGATCTTTCCCCAGGCACTGCGATAGACCGGACGGCCGTTGATGCAGATCACTCCACGGCTGTCGAAGTCGTGCGGCAGGCAGGACATCTGCGCTTTCATCTCCGCAAGGGTCAGCCCTTCCGGCAACCAGCGGACCTGCGGCGCGGCCAGGCTGCCGAACTCGCGATAGACGGCAAGCTGCATCAAGGATCGTATCTCCGGAACCCGACAATCCGACCCCGGATCGTGAAATGATCGATAGGCACCAAGACCGAACCCGTCGCTTCTTCGGCATGCAGGACCACCGCCATATCGGCGATCAACCCGACGTGGCAGACGGCCCGCCCACCCCTTGCGCTGCGCATCAGGACGACATCGAACACGCCTGGACGGCGAGGTTCGCACCATGGGCCCGCATCCTTCCCGGCCCGCATCTCCCGGGCCACCCGGACCAGGTCGCACGGATCGATGTCGCCGAACTCCGGCAGGTCGATCTGCAGCTCGCGCGCATAGACCTCGCGCACCAGCGACCAGCAGGTGACCTCGCCCGGTCCCCGACCGAAAGGCCGTCCGACATATCGCGAGAACCAGTCCATCCGACTACCGGAACAGCCCAGGCATCCGGGTCTGTGTGCAGCGCTGCCCGGGCCACGGTTCCTGACTGTAATCGCGCAGCATCACGCGCCCCGAGATTTCGGAAACCGTGACAGTCACGTCGATCAGGTCGAAATCGGTGAAGGCGTAAAGCGCAGACCCTCCGGGGATCTCCGTGCGGGGATCCTCGCTAAGGTCGAAGTCGGCCGTACTGCGGATTTCCAGGGTCACTCTGGCGCGGTCGTTCAGGCCAAGAAGCGCCTGGCCGATCTTCTGATCGACGTTCTGCATCCGCAGCTCGGTCATCGGCGGCCCTTCGGTGTCGCTCAGAATGCCGAACTCGAATGGCAAACCCAAAAAGGTCCGCCCCCCCAGAACATAGTCCATCACGTCCGAAACGACCCGGATCGGTTCCGGCAGGGCGGGATGCGTGATCGTCAGAAAGGCCAGCAGCGCGTCCACGCTTTCCGGCGCTTCCAGCCCGGCCTTCACATCGGCATCGATCGTGCGGCTCATGGGGTAAAGTACACCCGTCGTTTGGTCAGGGCCGGGGCAGTGGCCGGAATGCCACCGGGCGCGATCACGACGCCGGCCGCGTAGGTCTCGACATCACTTGTCGAGACCGAATAGACGTTGAAGGTGCCGCTGACGGTTGGCATGGCGCTGGCCGCGACCTTCGACCCGCCGATCCCATAGACGCCCGCGTTCCAGTCGGCCACCACCTCTGGCACCACGGTTGCCCCTGGCCGCACATATGGGGCCCACCAGGGCGTTCCCGGCAGGCGCATCAGCTTCAGCGTCAGGTTATGCAGGTCCGCGCCGCGCGCCACGACATCGAACAACCGTTCCCCATTGCCGACGATCCGCCACAAGGCCACATCGCCCATGACGGGGTCGCGCCAGGCAAAGCTGAGTGTTCCGCGCCGCAGGTCGTTCGCCACGAAGGACCGAAAGACGGTAAGTTGCGCCAGCTTCAGGTTCTTGAAGGTCGCGTCATAGACTTCCGCATCGGCCGAGGTCCGGGGTCTGGTGATCGGAACTCCAAGCTCGGCCTGAAACTTCGCGCGGGTGTCCAGCGGACCGCCGGTGAACGCTTCCCGCATCGGATACAGCGGCATGCCCGCAGGCCAGCTGGGGGGAATCGGCATCAGCGTTTCATCCGGTTGGGCGGGGTGCCATAGCGGGCGCGCATCGATGCGTCATAGGACCCGTTGGAAAGCTGCTGTCCGACGATCGTCTTGATGACGGTCTCGCCGCGCGGGCCGCGTTCTTCCGATTGGCTGACGGGCTGGCCGCTGTAGTTGTGAACCTCGTTCCTGACCAGAACCCCGCCGCCGCCTGATGCCGCCACACCCAGCTTGTTGCCGATCCGTGTCAGCGGCATGATCGCTTCCGGCCCCGCCTCGCCCATGACGCCGACGCCGCCCCTCATCGGGAACATGGTCGCGCTGGACACGATCCCGCCCGCGGCAAAGGCCTGCACACGACCCGCCTCGAAGACGTTACCATTGGCATTCATCAGCGGGATGATCCCGTTCGACCCGAAGATGTTCGGCATCGACTTCGCCAGCTGCGCATAAACCGCCATCTGGAACAACTGTTTCGACAGGTCTTTCAGCGCCTGCGCCGGGTCGTCGAACAGGTTGTCGAAGGCCCCCCGGATCGCGCTTGCGGCCTTCTTCCCAAGGCCCTCAGTCTTGTCCAGTTCCTTGCCAAGTTTCTCCAGCGCCCGGCTGTAAGTGTCGGTGTCCAGCTTGCCCGCCTGGTAGAGGCTGTTCACCTTCTCCAGTTCGATCGCGTATTTCTCGGCGGCGGTGCGCGTCTGGTCGAAGATGCGCTTGGCCTCACGGTCGGCTTCGCTGATGCCACCGCCACCGCCGCCGCTACCACCCCTGCGGCCACTGCCTGGCCGCGGATTGATCATTTCCTCTGCGGCCTTGATCACATCGGCAGAGGGGGTGAACGGTTTTGGCCCACCCGGCATGAACTGCCGTGGGTCGCCCCGGGCACCAACCTTGCCATACTCCAAATTGGCACGGTTGAAGGCCGACTGAGCTGCGGCCGCATCCGACAGATTGTCAGCCAGCCTCGCCGCCTCCCCGGCGGCCGCACTGATCGGCGAGGCCATGTCGATCCGCGCAATATCGCCCGCCGCCATGACCGACTCAATCAGCCGATCGACCAGGCCTCCGGTGGCTTCGTTCGCCGCGTTGGCTGATCCGTAGATTTCGACCAGGACGTTCAACAGACTGTTCGCGGCCGTCACCTGCTCCTGCGCAGTACCGGACGCGCTGTTGCGGACGGCCTCGGTCGCCGTGGCCAGCCGGTACGCCTCTTCAACGCTCAGACCGTATTCCCGCTGAATTTCGCTGATGTTGTAAGCCACCTCTGAAGCCGAGTCCGCCAACGCCTGCATTGCCGCCGATGGCGCGCGAAAATCAAGCCGCGTGGCCGCATAGGCGGCCAGCGCCTCCTGGTTACCAGCGTCGAAGCCGGTAGCGCTTAGCGTTGCGTCGACAGCCTTGACTGCCTGCGTCCGGGCCATCTCTGCCTGCTCAACCCGTGCGCGCCGGACCTCGTCCGCCAAGGCTCCGTACTTCTTGCGCAGCTCCTCGACAGGCTCCGCCGCAAGCTCTGTCGCCCGATCATAGGCGCGCGTGGCCTGATCCATTTCCTTGATCGCGGCGGTCAGCTCCTCAGCCTTGTCTTTCCCCATGCCGAAAGCCGCGAACAGCGGGATCGCAACAGCCGCGGCGGTGCCGAACAGGACACCCAGAAGACCCAGACCGGACAGCAGTTGCGGAAGCTGCTGCGCCAGCGCTCGGCTGACATCGGTGCCGCTGGCCACCTGGACGGCAAAGTCCTGCACCTGGAACCCGACATTCTGCAACGCGGCGCTGCCACCGCGCGCACCACGGTCGATGGCGCCAAAGCTCTTCTGTGCCTCGGACCCGATCGACTGGAATTCGGCCTTCAACTGGCCCGCGCCCTCAGCCTTGATCCGGACGGAAACCTGCTTCTCTACCATTGTCCTCGGGGTCCTGGTTGTATGCTTCGACCAGCACCGTTTCCAGCGCCGGCATGAACTCGACGACCAGCGCCTCTGCGATGTCAGAGGCGCGAGCCATGGCCAGAACGGCCGTCATGTCGAACCCGATCAACGCGCCGGGAATGGCACGAACCTGTCGGCCTGCCCGCAGGAACAGGTCCCAGATCGCCCAGCCCTCACGGGTCTGCGGTTCGTTCAGTGTGTAGGGGCACTCGGCGCAGCTGGTTTCGCACCGTCCGCAGTAGTCCGCGCCCCCGCCGAGGTGCCATTTGGCGCGGGCGACGATCCGTTTTTTTCCGCATCCAGCGTCATGCGCGGCGTGACATAGGCGGCTTCGAACGCCTTGACCATCTGGAACAGCCCCATCAGCGCCGCAATCCCCTCCGGCGTGCAGGGCAGGGGCTCGCCATTCTCGTCCCCCACACCTTCCCAATCGACGATGGCATGTCGCGCGACCGCCTGGTTGAAACGCAGGCCAAGGTCTTCCGCATGCAATGGCTCGCCATCCTTCGGCAGTGCGGCAATCTCGGCCCGGAAATCCGCGCGGATTTCCAGCATCAGGGCCGCCGTGAAGGGCAGGACCTTGACGCGGACACCACTGCCAAGGGCCAGCCAGACCGGCTGGGTCAGATCGATCAGTCTCAGCATCAGTAGGACGCCACCGTGTTGACAAGGACCGCCGTTGCCAGCCGTGCCGGGCTGGTGGCGCGCGCGCCCATCCAGTCGAATGTCACGTCGATGCCGCCTGGCCCTTCAAGCTGCACCTGAGGGCGTTCCAGATAGACGGCATGGGCGGTGAAGGTGAACTGCGCATTCGCCCCGATGACATAGTTGAACTGGAACTCGGCCGGGGTGCCATTCACCGCATCGTTGAACAGGGTCAGATCGGCAAACCGGACAGTGCATTTGCCGGACAGGGCAGCGATCGAGGGATCGATGCCGTCGATCTTGCCGTCGCTGCGGATCGTGCCGACCGGATCAAGGTTGTTCGAGTAGTTGACCTCGGCTTCCATCAAGTTGCCCAGAAGCGACCCGCCGCGCCGAACCTCGCCGTTGAACGGACCGAACCGCTGCAGCGCATAGGACGTGGGCGTGCCTGCGGCGCTCGACCCGGCCGGGGCAGGCGCCCCCTGGCCGATGAGTCCGACCCGTGCCGTGACCAGACCGGACCTGCGCATGGTCCAGCGCAGGGTATCCACCATCAGGCCGGACACCATCTCATAGGCTGGAACCTGCGGGTAGGCAGCCTCGATCGACAGCGACGGCAACGAAGTCGCTCCCGAATTGAAGGTATGCGTCTTGGGCGTCGTGCCCGTGGTGGTCGGCGAGCCGAAGGCTCCCTTCAGCCACATGCCCCAGTTCTCGACATCGATCGGGACGACGAGTTCGCCATCAACGGTGATGGCATCAAGCACAGGGGCCAGAGGGTCGCGACCGAAGCCAAGAAGCTCGTTCTCCAGCAGCGGGCGGCGCTGGCCGATCCTGCTGCCTGGAGCGAAGGGAAAGGTCCGATATCCGCTCGCCGGGGCCGTCCCATAGACGGACTCGAAGGCGGCATGCATCGCGACCAGCGCGCCGGTTTGACGGGCCATGGTGATGATCTCCTACTGAAGCGGATCTGTGGTCTCAAAGTGCAGCCAGACACCGACGGTGACGGCTCGGAAGGGTAGCCCGGCCTGCACCGGGATATCGGATGGCTGCGCCGCTTCGGGTTCGCACCAATTGCACAGCCCGCCCAGGGTGCGATCCGTGGCAATAGCCTGGCTGATGGCGACCAGAATATCGTCCAGCGGCATTTCGCGGCTGCCGTCGCTGCCCTGATAGAACACCTCCAGCTCGGCACGATGCTCATAGGACCAGATCGGCGGCGATAGCGTGACTTCCGGTTCTCCAGGTTCGCCGTCGCGCAGGATCACGCGACCGCGCAGAGCGATCTTTGATGGCACGGCGTCGTTCCGACCATAATCGACCTGAAGCGGTCGCAGCGTGGCCTTCAGTCGGGCATCCAGGGCCTGAAGGATTGTCTCTCTCTTGCTCGCCATAGCTATCTCCAGCCGTCCACGATGCGCTGGGGCAGGTTTCCCGCCAGCCGCAGGGCGGTGGTGTAAAGGTTCAGGCGCTTGCGCAGCGTCACCTGCGGCACCAGAGCGAAGATCGGCACGGTGCGGTTCTTGAAACCACGCGCAGCCCGGCTAAAGCCATCCCGCCCCATCACGCGCGCGCCGCGCTTCACCCGCCCGTCATCGACCAGCAGGGCCGACCGGCCGGGACGGTACACGAACCGCAGCGCGCGACCCGTGCGGTTCTCCCACTCGACCGGCGTGATGCGTCCGCCCCGGCTCGATTTCATGACGCCGGTCAATGGCACCGCCAGCCACAGACCATTCTTCGCCCGGATCGTGGCCCCCTTCTCGAAGGCGCCCACGATCTTGGATGCCCTTGAATAGACCAGCCCGGCCGCGTCCATGCTGAAACCGGCCTGCGGATAGACGTTGCCCCGTACCGTGTTCGCAAGGCGGGTGCCGAGGCCAGCCCCGGTGATGTCGCCGCGCCATGCGGATTTGATGGCTTGTGTCACGCTCCCGACCGCACGGGTCACTGATCTTGCCCCTGCACGACGCTCCTCTGTGAGGATATCGTTGACGCTGCCGCGCACCTCGACCCTCAGGTTAAGCATCGAACCGCTCCAGCGGGACGGCTTCGATCTTCCAGACCAGCCCAAGCCGGTCGCGCATCGGCGCGCCCTGCACCACGAAGGCCTCATTACCGATCGTGAACCTGTCTCCCTCCGTCGGCGCGGAAACCTCTGATCTCCGCACATCGATGCGGCACGTCTCGGAAACAACAGCATGCGACCCGTAGTCGGTGTCGGCATCAGGCATGGAGACAACCACGCGACAGGGCATATCTACGCTGGATGCACAGCCGCGATACACAGCGTCCGCCGCCATGTTCGGATCCGCGAAGATCGCGTCGATGGCGGCGGAAAAGGTGGTCATGGCCAGCGATCAGAGCGTGAAGGCGCCCGACAGCCGGACGCGGCCCACAGTGTCGCCGGAAGCAGCGGCCGCCGTGGCAACGCCGATCAGCTTGTTGGTGCCGACGGTCGTGGTGCAGTTCTTGGCCGTGTCGTCCCAGTAGATACGCGCTCCGACGGTCCAGGCCGCACCAGAGGCTTTGGCCAGGTCGAAGACGCCTTCCGTCACCAGCTCGACTTCAGCGTTGAGGGCGGCGGCAGCGCTCGCCACACCGAACAGCGAACCGACGAGGCAGCCAGCGCCGGATGCCACGGCATAGGGGGCCTGGACGGTCACCGTCTGGCCCGGTTGAACGAAGTTCTTCATCACGATCTCCATTGTTTGAGGGCACCGGCCGCTGTCATGTGCGGGTCGCGGTGTGGGCAGGGCCTCACGGCCCCGCCGGCAGCGTTGATGTCAGGTCGATTACGCGCCCGGGTTCCGCCAGCCGCCGCGCCAGTCGATCGCGCCAACACCGAAATCGCGCTCGACACTGTAGCGGACACCCTGCATGCCGAAAGGCTCTTCCATGCGCAGCCGCGGGCCTTCATCACCCTGCAGGAAGCCGTGCATGAACAGCGCCTGCACGCCCGGGTCGGGCAGCAGATACCAGGCATTGCCGATGATCTTCGGGGTCGAGATCACGGTAAGACGGCCGGAGAACGGGTTCACGCTGCCGGACTGGTTCGGCACGATCGTCTCGACCTGTTGCTGCGCCTCGGTCAGCTTGTCCGGCCCCACCAGAAGAATCGACGGCGTCAAGGCCAGGTCTTCGCCATTGATGCCCTTGTGCTTCTGGATCGCTGCCCGACCTGCGCCGAGGGACGCCGCGGTAATGGCAGCACCGGAACCGGCAAGGGTTGCGTCGGTCGTGTTGAACACTGCCCGCCCCGTTTCCGCCAGCGTCGGACCGGCGCCGGACGCCGTCAGCATCATGGCAAAGAAGTTCGCCTCTTCGGTCCGGGCCACGGCTGCACCCTGGGTGGTCAGCATGCGGTCGATTGCCTGAAGATCGTCGTTGAGGATCATTTGCCGGGTGATGCCGAAAGCAATCGCAAGGGCGACCAGCGCCACGGTCTCTTTCTTGTCGCCGATCGTGCCATACTTGATCTCACCCTTCTCGTTGACGGGCTGCAACAGCGGCATCGAGCCCGTGTTGACCATCGGATGCGGACGGAAGTCGGTGAAATCTGCACGCGTCGAAATCTGGCTGTAAACCGGGGCGGCCAGCGCATAGCCCGCGACCAGGCGCTTGTTCAGCGCGTTCTCGAACACCGCCGGGAAATCGCTGGTGGTGTGCATGGCGCTCATGAACACATCGAGCTTGTCCTGGGCGCTGCGGACGCGGCCCTTGTGGCCAACCATCTCCGCCGCCATCTCGACCAGCGTCAGGTCCATGTAGGGCCTGGCTGCGTCCGTCTCCGGATTGGCGCGCGCCAGCTGGGCAGTGATCGCCTGACGGACGGCCATCCGCTTGGTGTCGCGCTCGTCGCGCAGGATCCGGGCCGTGGGGCGGCCCTGCATCGGGATATCCATGTCGCCCTGGTCCTTCCACTTGGCGTTGATCTGGTCGAGGCATGCTTCCAGCGATGCCGTGCTGCCGATCAGCTCGGACGCGAAGGTGATCGGCAGGCCAGCCATCGCCACGGCGTCGGTGATCCGCTTGGCACGGGCATTGGCTGCGGCCACCGCCTTCGCGGTCACCTTCGCCTCATCGCCCACGGAAATCTCCTCCAACTCTTCCTTGATCGTTTCGTTCGCTTCGATCTCATCGATCTTTTCAACTTCAACTGCGGCGGTCACCCCCGCAGGCTTCTGCGCTTTCGGTCCCATCGAGGGCTCCTTTCCAATAGTGCGGGGCAGGCCCGCGATCATGGCCATGACGGCCGAGCGGCCCGGGGCCGGGGCCCCGAGGGTCTTCGATGCCTCGCGCAGATCCTCCGGCGCGTGGGCATAGATGCGATAGTCGAAGGTCGCGGCAGGCTCGGCCTGCGCCTCGGCCTCGACACGATCTGCAAACCCGAGATCGACCGCCATCGTCCCGTCGATCACGGTCTCGTCCTTCATGATCCGGCGAGCCTCATCGCGGCTGAGGCCGCTGCGCTCTGCGTAGATCTCGGCGTAGGCGTTCGAGATCACCGCCAGAAGGTCGGCTTCCTTGCGGTGGTCATCCTCGGTGCCACGGCCCATGGTCCAAGGTGTCGCCGGGTCATGGATCAGCATCCAGGCACCAAGCCGCATCACGATCTCTTCGCCGGCCATCGCAATCAGCGAAGCAGCGGATGCGGCAACGCCATCGATCTGGACCGTCACCCGACCCTTGCCGCGATAGTCCTTCAGGGCGGTGTAGATCGCCTGCCCTTCGGTGGCGATACCGCCGCCCGAGTTGATGCGGACCAGAAGGTCGCCGGACATGCTGGCCAGCTGCTCACGCACCTGTTTGGCGGTGAAATACTCCTCATCCCACCAGGATGCACCGACCGTGCCGTAAAGCGTCAATTCATTCATTCTGGTCTCCGTTGGTCGTAGCAGGGGCCCGTCCGCCGTCGCCCGCAAACTGGCTCTGGAAGTTCACGTCGCTGTCGAATCGCAGGCCGGTGGCGACACAGATCGCCATGTCCTCGATTTGCTCGGCAGTAATATCCTCAGGATCGAATCCCAGCTCGCGCACGACGCCCTGGCGGCTTGCAAAGCCCGCTTTGACCTTGTCGCGCAGCGCCGCGATCTCACGGTTCGGGTCAACCATCATCCGGTGCGGTGGCACCCAAGCCAGCTCCAGGTCGCGAGGCACCTGCACCGCAGCCACCTGCTGCAGCGCCTCCAGCGTCCAGCGGCCGATCGGCTGCATCATCTGCGGCACCATCATCAGCCACTGCCAACTCGACACATTCCGGTCCATCTCCATGCGGCCCATGCGGGCCGAGGAAAAGTTCACGTTGCTGAGATCGCCGGTCAGTGCCTCGTATGTGATCCCCAGGCCAGCTGCGGCACTCTGCAGCACCATCTTCGCGAAGGCATCGAAGCCATCGACGCCGGGTGGACTGCTGAACTTGATGTCTTCGCCCGGGCGCAGGTTCTGGATGCGGCCCGGAGAGATGCTGTTCAGTCCAGCTGGGTTGTCATCGCCATTCGCGTCTTTGTTGGCAGCATCGCCTATCCGATCGTCTTCGGGCGCGACACGGAACCCCGCGAAGCAAGCGGCGATCTTCTGCCGCATGAGATGCGCGTCCTGGGCATCGGCCAGGTCCTGGATTGCAAGGGCAACCGGGGCAAACCAGGACACGCCGCGCATCTGGCCCGGGCGGTCCTGCCGGTAAATGTGCAGTATTTCTGATGCCGGAACTCGGCGCGACGTGTAGATGCGGGCTCCCGGGCGATTGGTGCCTGGATGCTCAGGGAACAGCCAGTAGGCCACGCGCTGCCCGATCTGGTTGTACTCGATCCCCTCGCGGACATAGTTGCCTTCCGGCACGCCAGCAACCAACCCGTCGCGGGCCGTATCGATGAAGTCCGGCTCCATCACCTGCAGCTGGAATGGCAACGCAAGCCCGTCTCCCAGGCGGCGGCGGCGGCGGCGGACCAGAACCTCTCCACTGTCGATGATCGTGTTCAGCGCCAGTCGCTGCAGGCCGTATAGGTTCTGGCGGCCGTCGGCATCGACGTCTGTTGTGTCGAAGTGCCGCTTCAATACGGCGCTCAGACGTTTGCGAATTGGCTTAGCCTTCGCATCGGTCTGGATCTTCCAGACAATGCCATCGCCGATCACGTTGTTTGCGATCACGCTTTGCGCCCGCGCCGCAAACGGCGAGTTTCGAATCATGTCCCGAGCCACATAGGCCAGGACGTTCCGCCGGGACGATGCCGCATCTGCATCGCTGGAAGCGCGCCGCCAAGACGATCCGCGCTTTCCCGTTGTGGTCGCGCGATAGTTCATGACCAGATCGAGAGCGGCCCTTGCCCTGGCACGGTCAAGCCCGCGCCGCGGCGAAAGCTGGGCGATCACGCGGTCAAGCAGGTTCATGTATCAGAACCCCGAGTCAAAGGTCGGGTTGACGTGGGTAATGCGCGGCGCGGCGCTTTGCAGTCCGGCCCGCACCGTGTCACGAGCCCGGATGAGTTCGGCCATGCTGCGGTACTTGATCCGGCGTCCATCGTATTCCGATTCCAGAACACCGCCCGCAATCATGGCGTCCAGGGCGTCCAGCTGCGCTTGTGTGTAGCTCATATCCAGTCGGCCCTCGGCTCGATCCAATCACTCTCGCGCGCCGTGGTGGCAGGCTTCGGTGCTTCCGTTTTTCGGTCTGTTGGCACCGGCGCCACCACGGGAACCGTCACATCGAACAGGTCACCCTGACCCTCTGCCGGGGCCGCGCCGCGCTCGTCGGTCAGCTTTTCCCACTGCAGATCGGTCATCGACAGCCAGGCCTTCCGCCGCGCGGCGGCCTCGGCGTAGTTCATGGTATCCAGCGCCTCGTTCCGGCGCCCCGCCTCGGCCAGCTGCCAAGAACTGACCATTACACCGCTTGTCGCCCGCTTCAGTACCCGAACCTCGGCGGTCAGCTGGCGGTAGTACTCATCACCCATCGCCCGGGCAAACCCCACGAAGCCGCGTTCAACCGGATCCTGCTTGGCAAGCCAGGCGTAGAAGTCTGCCTTCATCTGGCTGACGTTCACCACGAAGGCATGTTTGTCGTCGCCAAGGACCTTTCCGTCCGCCCTGCGACGCTTCATCGGCACCAGCATCGGCCCGTTCGAGCTGCTGGACCCCTTGACCATGATCACCCGGTGATGCGGGTGCCGCTTGACGAAAAGTTTTACGTCCTCGGTAAAGGCGCTTCCGTCGATCGCCAGCATGTCCAGCTGGAACCGCAGTCCCCGCTCGGTCCGCCAGGTCTGTTTCAGCAGCGCGTCCAGCGCCTCGCGCCCTTCCTTGTCCCCGATGTAATGCGGGATCGTGATGTAGCCGATCACCCGCCGCTGCAAGTTGCGGGTAAAGGCCACCAGCTGAACCTCGATCCGGTCAGCCTGGCAGTCCGCGCCCGCGGTAAAGATGAACCCCGTCGAGGGCAGAATGCCCTGCGGCAGCGTATCAGCCTCGGGCGCATGTTCAGCGCGGTCCCGCAGGGCTTCCCAGTCCGGCCCCTTGCTGGCCTGTTCGTAAGGCAGGCCCAGAACGTCGTTCCAGAATACCTGCTCGGTTTCTGCCTCGACTTGGCGTTTCAGCGCTTCGGCCGTCTCGACTGTCAGGCTCAGGGTGTTCCACCCCATGACCTGGGCGTAGCTTACGGCGATCGAGGCCCAATCCCGCTGTGGCACATAGGCACGCCACAAGTGGAAACCGGGATGATCGCCTCGCGGATTCGACGGTATCCACTTGCCCTGCCGAACGATCCGTTCCTTGTCGGCATGCCCGATCACACAGCCGCAGGCGTCGCATGTGAAGTGCGCGGCATGCAGCCGCTCGGGATCGATGTTCTTCCGGAAGTTCTCCCATGTCAGCGGCGCGAAGTGGCCGCAATGCGGGCAAGGAACATGGAAATAGCGCTGGTCGCTCCGCTCGAAGGCTCTGGTGACGCGGCAGGTGCCTTTTATGAGGGGCGTCGAAATGCGCAGGATCTTGGCGTCCTCGAACGCCTCGGCGCGGCTGATCATCAGGGCTTCCGGGTCGCCCTTGTCCGTCATCTCCCACTTCGAAATGTCGTCACCGATCACCAGGCGCCGCGTCGTGCCCGTCAGGTCGGCCGGCGATCCCGCGGAAGCGACTTTCAGGCTGCCGTTCCGCTCGACCGTCTCCATGTTGAACATGGCATCGACGTTGTCGCCGCGACCTTCGCCGAAAATCTCGCGCAGCGCGGGTGTGGCGCGCCGCATGGGCTGCCACTTGTTCATGACCCATTCCTTGGCCGCCGTCTGGGTCGGGTGCACGACCAGGGCATCGAGCGGCGCATAGGCGAACCATGCCCCCAGTGTCGGCTGGATGATCGAGACGGTCTTTCCCCACTGGGCCGATCCGCAGACGGTTACCTCACGGGCCGGATGCTCCGGCGAAAGGACCTCGTGTATCTCCTTCAGGAACGGAAACCGCTCGATCCGGAACGGACCCGGCATCGGCGATCGGTCGTCGAAGACGATGTTCGCCTCACACCAGGCGGTAATGTCGGGCGGCGGTGGCGGCAGCATGACTCTGGCAGCGGCGCGGAACACCACTGCCTCGGCAGGCGCCAGCATGCCCATCAGATGTCTGCGTCCTTTTCCGCCTCGGTCATCCTGGCCGCATCGGCTTGGTCGGCCATCACAGCGCTTCTGGCTTTGCGTTGCTCGCGCCAGATTTCCAGCAGGATCTGCCGCACGGCCCGGAAGTCCACGCCCAGCCGATCGGCGACAGCCCGCGCCCCGTTGCGCAGCGCCTCCTCAACCTGAGCGATCTCCTGGCGCAGCATTTTGCCGACCTGCCGCTCGACCTCGCTTGCCAGAACCATCGTCCCGGCTTCCAGCTCGTTCCGGCGGCGAAGCTGACGGACCTCCTCATTCAGCTTCGCCTGCCTGGCCATCCGGTAGGCATCGTTGTCGTCCTCAGCCAGCGCACTGTCCGGTGGCCGAGTCGCAGTCTTGCCCGCAGGGGATTTTGCCTCCTGACTCCCCAAGATTTCGTCGATCGCCTGGCGGGTAGCCGCACCATTGCCAAGGGCTTGGCCGGGATCCATGAAACCCTTCAGCTTCTTGGCCACCAGAACCGGATCATAGCGCCGCATCCGGCCATCTCCTGTGAAGCACCCATCCAGACGCCCCTCGCTCACAAGCTGGCTGATGCGCCCCTTGCTCAGATTGAGGTGTGCGGCCAGTTCGGTCGCGTTCAGGGCTGGCATCAGCTTCGGAGGTTCCTGTTTAAGCCTGTTCCCAAGGTTTAGAGCGCTGGTTTAGGCTTTCATGAACGTTTAGCACCGCAAAACCATCGCGCCTCCGTCTGCCGCATACGATGGGCGGCTGGGAAGGACCCGAACGGGGCCGGGTTGCGCAAATGGCAGCGCCCGGAGGGTTTCCCCGCCGGGCGCAATTGTTCTGCTGGTCATTTGTCTAGACCTTGACCGTCAGCCTGTCAATCCCCTGTGCGCCATGGGCTCAGTGGTGGCATATCTTGCGTCAGTGCGATGCTGGTCAGGCCGCCAAAGTGATGCAGCTCGTGGCGCAGATGGAGAAGTGCGCCCCACCACAGAAGGTAATCCCGGCGAGCTGCCGCGATCTGGGCGGCCGACGGCGCGTAGGTCACCGGGCACGCTGTCATGTCATACCTCACCTTCCGGCCGCCAAACTCGATCTCTCCCTTGCCGACCACCTCTGTGCGGGCAAAATCGCCGTGCTTGGTCAACCGCCATTCCCGAGGGACACAGCGCGGCACGGCCCCGGGCATCCAGTCCGGCACAACCCCGGCCCGCGCCAGGTTTGCGACCTGCACCGCCATCCCCTTTCCCCCGTGCTCCACCGGCAGGCGGGCGACAAACGAGGCGATGATCTCGGCGTCATGGTGACCGAAAGACCGGCCACCGCCGTCGATCTTGCAACCAAGCGCGCCTTGGCGCATCAGCCGGTAGATCGTGTCCGTGGCGGGCGGCGCATCATTGATCTCGTCGAACTCGACCGCCACCCGCTCGGCCCCGAAAGCCCACTCCAGCGCAGCCCTGATCGACATCTCGCGCCTTGCAGCCCGGGACTGACCAAATCCTTTTGCCACCGGAAGGTTCATAGCACTGACCTCTTGCTATATTTTGTGGTGATGACCACCGCTTTCACCATTGCTTGATTTGCCTGACATCCGTCAGGGAGGATGGGGAGGATGCTTCTCCCCGAAAGGGAGGATGTTCCAGGCATGATCCGCCATGAAAAACAGCCTGTTTTCAAACACTTGCTTTTGAAAAAGGGAGGATGGGGAGGATAGGGAGGATCTTTCTCGCACACATGTAGAGCAACCTTTCCATCACCCTGTCGCAGAGGATCACCCCCGAACCCCGATATCGCGCGCGCACACGCGCAGGCGAGGAAGATCCTCCCTATCCTCCCCATCCTCCCCAAACGCTGCGCAACCCATTGAACCGACAAGGTTTCCCCCGGACCCCGATTTCGGAAACATCCTCCCTCGACGGGCCGATCCATCCTCCCCATCCTCCCCGATCCGGCCAGATAGTGGGTGCGGGAGGCGCGCATCAGAAGGCGTCCCGGTAATCGGGTTCGGCATCCGGCGCGCTGGTCGGCGATCCGTCGGGCAGCACGCCCACGCTCAGGGCACGGCCGCGCGCGTCCTTGGGCGCGGCGTCCCAGTCGCGCCTGAAGAAGGCGGTCAGCCTGATCCCGTCATAGAACATGCGGCCACCGCTCTTGACCTGGGTGAACTTCGCCCCGGTCTTGCGCGACCGCCACTTGCGGGCGTGGTCGGCAAGTTCGGTGGTGACGCGCCTGTCGCGCCAGTAGCCCATGCCGCGCGCGGTCAGCCAGTAGTTGAAGATGTTGACCAGCTCGGACGATCCGATGCGGTCGTCGGTGTCACCGGTCACTTCGCAGGCCTCGTCCAGGAAGCAGCCGATCAGGTCGCTTTCCTCGCGCAGGGCCTGGGTCGCCTCGGTCACGGCCTCGGGTTCGCGCAGGCCCGCTTCCAGGTAGTCGCGCGCGCCTTCGACCATCCAGGCCAGCACGCCCGGCGCTTCGGCGAACAGAATCGCGTCCATCTCTTCCTTGCGGACCTGCTCGGACTCGGGGATCTGTTCCAGGAAGGGCACCAGCTTGACCCGGCGCCAGATGCCGTGATCCTGCCCCTCGAACTGCGGCTTGTGGTTGCCGGACACGATCAGCTTGAAGAAGACCCGCGCCTCGACGAAATCGCTGTGCAGCGCGCGGATCAGCATGGGCTCGCCGCCGGTCAGTTCCTTGATCAGGCCTTCCTGCCACTTGACGCCCTTTTCGGGCTCGCTGGCGCGCACCAGACGCGCGCCGATCATCGGGACGAGGTCCGGGGTGGCATCGCCCCCGCCTCGGCGGTTCGACCCGGTCAGGCTTTCGATCTTGGCGCTGGCGGCATAGTCTCCCAGGATGCGGGCGATCAGATCCATCAGGACCGACTTGCCGTTCGCCCCGTCGCCGTACAGGTAGACCATCATCTGTTCCAGAACGGCCAGCATCGACAGGCCGAACAGCCGTTGCAGATAGCCCTGCATCAGGGGATCGGGCTGGATGCGGTTCAGGAATTCGACGAACCTTGGCGCACGGGCATCCGGGTCATAGGCCACGGCCATGCGCTTGGTGATGAGGTCGGCCCGGTCGTGCGGCAGGAAATCGACCTCGCAGCGACGCAGCTTGCCATGGGTTTGCACCCTGAACCGCAGGGCTCCGTTCAGGCAGTTGACCTTCAGCGGATCGGCGTCCAGCTGGTCCAGCGGGCGGGCAAGCCCGATACCTGCTTCCTGCAGCATGTTGTCGATTGTCTTGGAATTGCCGGCCTGCTTGGCGTGACGCAGACGCTGGGCGATCAGGTCCTGCGCCTGGGCGAAGATCGCGTCGATCTCGCGGCGCTCGGCCTTCAGGGCGTCGATCTGCTGATTGACCTCCTTGCTGCGGTCCTTGGCGGGAATCGCCTCGAATTCGGCCAGCTGCTCGATCAGGTCCCTGACCCTGGCTTGCAGAGCGCGTTCGTTGCGGGGATGCAGGAAGACGGTCTCGCGCGCGATCCAGTCCGACATGGTCTGTGCGCGGGCGCGGATCGCGATGTTGTCGGGATCCTTCAGCCAGCGGGTTTCGTCCCAGACGTGCCAGCCGACGCGCGGCACGAACATGACATCGCGGCCGTGATGCAGCGCAAAGCGGCGTCCGTTGCCGGTATCGTGCAGCGGCAGCGCGGCGGCCTTCTCGACCTTGCCCCAGTCGATCCCGTCGTCGTCGCCCGGCGGCGGAGGGGGATCGAGGCCGTCCCGGCCCGCGTCATCCGCATAGGGTCCGGGATCGTGCGTGTCACCGTCATGGGGGTCGCCGCCGGGCGCAGAGCGGCCCGCCAGGTCCGGCGGCAGATCGACGTCTTCGGCGCCCGCCAGGATGCGGGCCACGGCTTCCGTATCGGCGGTCATTCACTGGCCCCGCGGGAATGGCGACGCACCATCTCGGCAAGCCTGCCGCGCTTTGCGGCATTGCTGACGGAGGCAGTGCTGACGCCCAGATGCCGGGCCAGGGCGACCATGGACGGCCAGGTCCGGCCATCGACCGTGACCGGCTTCGGCGGTCTGCCCGAAAAGGACCACTTACGAAGCTCCGGCCGCGCGGCATGGATCAGGCCCGTCTGCTCATCCCAGACCAGCTGCGGCAGGCCGGACAGGCCTGCGGGCACCTTGCGGATGCGCAGGTCGGGATCGACACTGGCCCCGTAGCGCGCGGCGATGTCGGCAACCGTCTCGGTCAT